CTTCAACAATGGACAAAGTTACAAAAATTTGAAACACGAATTTTTAGAATTATTCGAAATGTATTCAAATACGGTGACTGTTTCTTTATTCGTGATCCAGAAAATAAAAAATGGATGCACATTGATCCTAGTAAGATTGTTAAAATTATTGTAAATGAAAGTGAAGGTAAAGAACCTGAACAATATGTTATACGAGATTTAAATCCTAACTTTATAGATTTAACCACTACTACTATACAGACTAGCAATTTAAACACAAACAATCGCGGCACTAATTATGCAGGACCTAATGGCAGCGGAGCTGCTCGAGGTATGACAGGCACTTTCCCACAAGGCGGCAGTGTAGGCACACGATTCAGTTTGCAAGATAATGAAATGGCCATTGACGCCGAGCACGTTATTCACCTAAGTTTAAGTGAAGGGTTGGACAACAATTATCCATTTGGTAATAGTTTATTAGAAAGTATTTTCAAAGTATTCAAACAAAAAGAACTGTTAGAAGATGCTATTCTAATCTATCGTATTCAACGTGCACCTGAGCGCCGTATTTTCTACATTGACGTAGGTAATATGCCTAGCCACTTGGCTATGGGCTTTGTTGAAAGGGTGAAGAATGAAATACACCAAAGAAGAATTCCTAGTGCTACTGGTGGTGGTACTAACGTTATTGATTCAGCGTATAACCCACTATCTATTAACGAAGACTACTTCTTCCCAACCACCGCTGAAGGACGAGGATCTAAAGTTGAAACTCTACCTGGAGGAACGAATCTTGGTGAGATTGACGACTTAAAATACTTTACTAACAAACTGTTCCGCGGGTTACGTATTCCTAGTAGCTATTTGCCGACTGGTGCAGATGACAGTGCTGCACAATATAATGACGGCAGAGTTGGTACAGCATACATTCAAGAACTGCGATTTAACAATTACTGTATGCGTTTGCAAAGTTTGATGCAAGACGAGTTTGATCAAGAATTTAAATTGTATTTGTATGAGCGCGGTATTAATATTGATACTGCATTGTTTGAATTAAAATTTCAACCACCACAAAACTTTGCAACTTATAGACAAGCAGAACTTGATAATCAACGTATTGCTACATATGGTACTATTAGTCAGCAAACTTATATTTCCAAACGTTTTGCATTAAAGAGATATTTGGGACTAAGTGACGAAGAAGTAGCAGAAAATGAACGTCTATGGGCAGAAGAGAATGGAAAGAGTTCTCCTGTTCCAACTGATGCTAGCGGAGAACTACGTAGTGCTGGTGTAAATCAGGCTGGTATTTCAAGCGACTTAGGAGCACTTGCAGATGATGCTGCTACACCTGAACAACAGGCAGCAGTTGGAATGCCTGCTGAAACACAACCAGCCGGCGCTGCACCTGCGGCTGGCGGAATGCCTCCTGCTGCATAAATATTATTATGATACTTAGAGAATTGTTTTACGCTAACAAAGATGCAATAAGCGTCGCCAACGACTATAGGTACGAAGGTAGTAGAGATTCAACGTCTTTAAAAAGAAAAGATACTCGCAAAACACGACTAACGTTGGGACAAATTAATGAATTAAGAAAAGCTTCAGAACAACATATTCTTGAGCAAGAAAAGGAACTGGAATTTGTAGAACAGATGTACAAAGCCCCACCGGCACCAGCAGCTTAATAAAAAAAGCCTTAATTTAGGCTATTTCATACCTTATTTTACAGTTTTATGTAAATATATCTGACAGCCTCACAACTTAACAGGAGAACAAATATGACTGATCGCTCAAAGTTTGAGCAGATGCTCGAGCACCTTATTGCTGACGAACAAGAAAAAGCCAAAGAGCTTTTTCATCAACTAGTAGTTGAAAAGAGTCGTCAGATTTATGAGAACATTTTATCTGAAGACTTCAACGAAGCCAAAGATGAAGACGAAGAAGACCTAGACGAAGCAGCTGATGAAGAAGATGAAGATCTTGACGAAACAGCTGACAAAGACGACGAAGAAGTCGATGAAAGTTTTGGATTTGCCGAAGGCGGTGATGAAGAAGAAGAAGGTGGTGACGTAGGCGGTGACGCCAGTGACGACTTCATTGGTGACATCGGTGGCGACGACGACATGGGCGGAGACGACATGGGCGACGGCGACATTGAAGATCGAGTAATGGATCTTGAAGATGCACTTGACGAACTAAAATCCGAATTTGAAAAAATTATGGGTGGCGAGGAAGGCGACGACATGGGCGGCATGGATGACATGGGCGACATGGGCGGCGACGAGTTAGACATGGGTGACGATGAAGAAGAAATTAAAGATAGTTTCGGAATCAGCGACAACTTCATGCGTGAATACATTGAAAAAGTAAGCAATCCAAAGCATGGCGACAACGGTGCAAACACTAAGTCTCCAATTGCTGGAAAAAACGATATGGGCGGTACAACTGCTAATATGGTACAAGGTGGCGAGTCGAAAGGCGAAGGCACTAAAGGTGGATTAGCAAATCCATCAACCAAAGAAGAAAACTTTGGTAACATCAATGTCCCAGGCGGCAATGCAGGTAAAACAGCATTCAAGAAACGCGAGCCAGGACACGGTGCTGAAAAGAAAGGTTCAGGCGACATGGGTGATAAGAGCGCAGGCTCTCCAATCAACGGTGTAAAGTCAAGAGCCAAGTAAATAGGTATTATTGATGAACTATCTTCGTGAAAACCTGAGTTTCGACCAAGCGAGAGTGGTCGTTGAGTCCGAAGGCGAGGGTGGAAAGAACCTTTATATGAAGGGGATTTTCATCCAAGGCGACAAACGGAATCAGAATCAGCGTGTTTATCCTGCAAATGAGATTGCTAGGGCTGTCAAAACCCTGAACGATCAAATCGCAGGTGGATATTCAGTCCTAGGCGAAGTGGATCATCCAGATGACCTAAGAATCAACCTTGACCGTGTGAGTCATATGATCACAGAAATGTGGATGGATAACACAGACGGTTATGGAAAATTAAAAATACTACCTACCCCGATGGGCGAACTAGTGAAAGCTATGTTGACCAGCGGTGTTAAGTTAGGAGTTTCGAGTCGCGGATCCGGAAACGTCAAAGAAGACGGCTCCGGTGAAGTGAGCGATTTTGAGATTATCACAGTTGATGTGGTAGCTCAACCAAGTGCTCCTGGAGCATACCCTACACCAATTTACGAACACCTCATGAATACACGTGGTGGTCTTAATGCCTTACGCATAGCGAAAGAGGTGCAAGGTGATACCAAGGCACAAAAGTACATTAAAGAGAGCCTATTACGTATAATAGGCGGACTCCAATAACGAGGAGAATCACAATGTTGGACGCATTAAAATCTCTGTATGAAAACAATGTGATTTCTGAGGATGTAAGAGCAGAAATTGAGTCAGCTTGGGGTGATCGTATTAACGAAAACCGCGAGCAAGTAACTCAACAGTTACGCGAAGAATTCGCACAACGCTACGAACATGACAAGTCTGTTATGCTTGAAGCAGTTGATCGCATGATTGGTGATCAACTACGCGAAGAAATTGCTCAATTTATTGAAGATCGAAATCAACTTGCTGAAGCAAAAGCTAAAGTGATGGTAAAGGCAAAGAAAGATGCTGAAAAAATGAAGGAATTCATTGTACGTCAATTGGCTAGCGAAGTAAAAGAGTTGCATGAAGATCAGAAAACAATGGCTGACAAGTTTATTAAACTTGAACAGTTTGTTGTCGAAGCTCTAGCACAAGAAATTGCTGAATTTTATACAGATAAACAAGATATTGCAGAAACCAAAGTTCGTTTAGTTCGTGAAGGAAAACAAGCCTTTGCCAAAGTAAAAGAACAATTTGTAAAACGTGCCGCTGCACTAGTAGAATCTACAGTTGAAAAATCTCTATCAAAAGAGATTACACAACTAAAAGAAGATATTGAAGCTGCTCGTCGTGCAGATTTTGGTCGTAAGTTATTCGAAGCTTTTGCTAACGAATATCAAACAAGCTATCTAAACGAGAGATCTGAAACAAATAAATTGCTCAAGGTTATAAACCTGAAAGAGTTAGAAGTCGCAACTGCTCGTAATGAAGCAGCAGCAGCAGCACAACTCGCAGAAAGCAAAGAACAAAAAATTAAGGCACTAGTGGAAAGTAAAGAACGTCAAGAAATCATGCATGAATTAATTGCACCATTGGCTAAAGACCAAAAGGCAATCATGACAGAACTTCTTGAAAGCGTACATACAACAAAGTTACGTAGTAATTTTGACAAATATTTGCCAGCTGTAGTAGCAGGCGAAGCACCACAAAAACGTAAGGCTCTATTAGAGGCAACAGAGATAACAGGAAATAAAATTCCTAA